GTTTGAAACAATCAAGGGAAAAATGAGCGCTACTGAGAGAAATCTCTCAATGCTCCGCAAGACTCTTGAAGGTTCAGGCATAAGAGCTGTGCCGGATGAAGATGGCAATTTGAAATTAGAAGTTGCTAACAAAGAGCCTGCGAAGCGTCAATCCAAGTTCACAGATAATCATAAGCAGCTTTTTGATGAGAAAGTTCTTGATGCTATCAGTCTTTTAATTGAAGACCGATTTGAGGATTTTTATGGTAATCGTCAAAGAGCTACTCAGGAGCAGCAAGCTAAAATGAAACAGTTTGTGAGCGCCAAGCAAAAATCAAATGACCTCATGATAGCTTACTTTCCTATGCTGGACAATAAAGCAGCCGACTTCAATCAATCTTTCTATGACCGAGCCACTGAAATTTGGCAGTCTGAATATCGCAATGACCCACGTGGCGAGTTAATAGCTGCGTTAGAAGCCGCTAAGGAATTGAACATTATTCCGCAAGCAATTTCTGCAGCTAAAAAAGAAGGTATTGAACGAGGCAAGGCTGAAAAGAAAATACTCGGTCCAGTGCCTACAGGTAGCGGTAAAGGCGCTGCAAAGGGTAAATTGTCCAGAGATGAATATCTAAAGCTCTCCGATGAAGCAAGAGATAAATATGATAAAGAAAACCTTGATAAAAAATAGGAGTCCTTATGAAACTGTTTGGTTTTAGAAGTTTCTTACTTTCCATCTTAAGGGATGAGAGAGGGTGGACGACTGAAATGGCAGTAACAGGAATCAGTGAAGTAGATGCTGCAATTCCTGAGTATTGGGCAGCCGGAATTATTCACGATGGCAACAGAGAATCTTTTTGGGGTTCGTTGTCAGGCGCTGAAGGTTCAAGGATGCCAGTTATTGTCAAGACGGGTCCACTAAAACAGAATGGCGATAAACTCACTTTTAATACAGTAGCTCAGTTAATGGGCACTGGTGTTACTGGTGAAAGTGTTTTGAAGGGTAATGAAGAAGTATTGTCAATAGGTAGTTTCACAGTTACAGCAGACATGGTCAGGCACGCTGTAGCAGTTAGCAAAAAGTCCACACTTCAGGCTAATTTTGATGAAGTCAAAACAGCCGGACAGCTTTTAAAAGAGTGGATGGGAAGAAAGATGGACAATGACGCTTTTCAGGCTGCGTTAGATTGCACTGATGAAGTAATTTATGCCAATAGCAAGACATCTGAAGGAACATTGAATTCAACAGATGGTGACCATTTTGGCATAAATGAAATAGAGTTAATCCGGATGGCTCTTTTGCGTAAAGGTGCATTGCCTTTAAAAGTAGTCAAGCAGAATGGCAGAAGCGTTCCAGTGTACGGTATAGTGTATGGCGAAGTTGAAGATTATCGCTTGAACACTAACACTACTTTTGTTCAGTCTGTCAGAGATGCTCTTGAGAGATTCAAACAGGGTGGGAATCATCCTCTGTTCAATGGAGCTATAGGAATGTACAGGAATTGCATTTTGTATCCTTACTATTCTTTGCTTCAGATTCCTCAAGGTACTCCGTTACGTCCTGAAACAGTTGTGTACTCTACGTTGGTCACAGCAGGTACAACGCTTTCAGTTGGTGGGGCAACAGCTTCATCCGGCTCTACACCTGATTACACGTTGTTCTTTGCTTCCAGTGGTAGTTTGCAGGTTGAAGATGAAATAATCTCTTATTCCAGTAAGACAGTTAACACGTTCGCTGGTTTAACGAGAGGAGTTAGCGGAACTACTGCTGCTCAGCATGCTCCCGATAAATTAGTTACGCAGCGTAATGTTGCCAGCGTAATTGGTTTTGGTGCTGAAATGTTATTCCGTGCATTACCTGAAGATGCTACACCTATTGGCGACAATGATGATTACGGCGCACAGATAGGTTTGGGCATTGAAGCGTACTATGGGCAGAAAGCCAAGACGGACGCTCGTTTAGGCAGGGCTACTAATTTGGTAATTTGCAAGTGTTATTCAGAAAATCCATCAACCATATAACAGGAGGATAAAATGAGAAAAGTTTTCATTCTTAGCCTCTTGTTAGTATTCGCTTTTAGTTTAAATGCTTTTGCAGCTACTAAAGCTAGGACTTTGAACATTGCTACTAATGTTCAGTCTGCAATGGCTATAGGCGACGCTTCAAGTGGCGACACGGCAGAAGTTGACGGCGATGGTAGCTTACAGACTCAAGAAGAAGTAAAAGCCATAACCGTAGCTACTGCTGATGGTACTTTAGTAGGTTCGGCTTGCACTGTTTTTGGTGTTGTATTTGACGGCTCAAATGTTGGTGATACAGTTTTAATTTATGATGCGAACACAGCTACAGGCACTCCTAAATTAAGATTGTTGAATGGTACAGTTAGGAATTCTCAGTCAGTAATGATTCCTGGCGGTGTGGCATTCGCAACTAACGTGTACGTTGATATGACAACTACTGGCGGTCAGCAAGTAAGTTTGATTTACGAGGATTAAGTATAAAAAACAGGCGGGAGGCTTAAAAACCTCCTGCCTGTTCTAAGAAAGGAAATTATGTTAACAAAATACGTAGGCAAGTCAGATTTGATATGCGTTGAATACAACGGGAAAAAGTATTGTTTTTCCAAGAAGAACCCAATTAAAGATGTTCCAGCGGAAGTCTATAATTTTTTACAGCGCTCTAACGGATTGCATATTGAGGATGTTGTGCCGTACTTTCCAACTACTCAAGACGTTAAAGAAGTCAAGCCAGTTATATTGGAAACCAAAGAAGAAGTTAAAAGGGGCAGACCAAAAAAGGGTGAATAATGAGCGACCGCAATAAATTTCGCCAAGGTAGTGCTTTAAATGTTCAGGAAAGATTAAATAGAACCTATGACTCAATAGAGTTCACTTTAGCTACTGGGTTAAGTGATTACGATGTCGCCTCCAATGAAGCAACGGCTTTCGTCAACCTTAAGGCTTACACCACTATCAACGTCAGAACTACCAAAGAAATAACATTAAAATTAAACTCTGATGATAATCCAGCTATAACCATTGAAGCTAACAAACCATTTGAACTTGATAACTTAATAGAGATAACAAATTTATTTATTTCCAACGCTTCTGGGGATACTGCGTCAATAAAAATAGTGGCTTTACAAAAAGGAGATTAAAATGCCAACATACAAAGAAAAATTAGCTATTGCCTTATCTAATTTGGCAGAGCTTAAAAATAAATTAGTTGATGTTAAAAGTTTTTTATCTAATTGTGAAAGTTTAATTGCTAATCTAAATATAATTTCATCCGATATAGCTAATGAAGTCAATACCAAATTGAGTGAAAAAGAATATTTAGATAATCAGTTAAGCGCCTTGAAACTCAACGTAAAAAAAGAAGCCGAAAAATTGGAACAGCTTAAAAAAGATGGCTTAGAAGAAATAAACAAACAAAAGGAAAATTTTGAAACAATCAGGACAAAAGAAGTTAAGCGCCTTGAGGCTAAAGAAAATGAATTGAACATTAAAATCAAAGAAAGCGCCACTAAACAGGATGTATTAAATCAAAAAATAGCCGAAGCTGATGAATTTAAGAAAGCGCTTGAAGCAGATTTAAACAAAGCAAATGCTGAGCGCAAGGCATTAAAAACTAAACAGGACGAAATTAATATTAGGATTCAAGGGATTGAGTTTGATGAAAAAGAGAATAAAAAATTAAAAGATGAAAACTCTTTATTAATTAATAAAATAGAGGACATAAAGTCAAGCAATGAAAAAGTATTATCAGAAATTGAAGAGAAACATGGAATGAACGAATCTTTATTAGCTGATATAGAAAAAGCCAAATATGAGCTTGAAG